ATGAAAAACGAAAGAAAAGTAAAAAATCAAATAAAAAACAAAAAATTGAAATGCTAAAAAAGTAAAAAGGGATAGAACAAGTTGAAGTGAAAATAATAAAGAAATGGAAAAAGCAATGAAACAAATGAAGAAGATGCTGGAGGGTTACCGCGATGAGGTGGTAAAGGAGTTGGGAGAAAAGTATGGATTTGAGGTGGAAGAGGCGATGAAGTATCTAAAAGGGAAAGAGGAGACGGCGGGCGAAGAGAAACGTGGACGCCCGGCGAAAAAGACGAAGAAGGTGGTATCAAAGGAACAGATGGTGGACGCGGTGGTAATGGAGGGATTGGCGGAACCTCACGATAACCTGAAAAAGGATTTATCGGATGGGTCAGTTGGACAAAAAGGGGAAAAAGAAGAAGAGAAGAGTGAGGAGGAGGTAGTAAAAAAGAAAGTGAAACGGGTTGTTTCGGAAGATAAAGAGAAGACAAAGGCAGATAAAGAGAAGGCAAAGGCAGAGAAAGAGAAGGCAAAGGCAGAGAAAGAGAAGGCAAAGGCAGAGAAAGAGAAGACAAAGGCAGAGAAAGAGAAGACAAAGGGGGAAAAGAAACCGCGTGCTCCTAAAAAGAAAACGGCGGATGCAGCGGATGCAGCGGATGCAGGAGCAGCAGGAGCAGCAGGAGCAGCAGTAAAAAATAAAAAAACAGAGGTGGGTGGGTTTCCTTTAAAAATTCAAGAAGGTAAAAAACAAGAAGCGGACGCAAACGAGGTAAAAGAAAACCCGATTGCCGAGGATGACGAGGAAGAAGAAGATGAACATGAAGAATTTGAATTTCAAGGAACAAAGTATTACAGAACCCCAGATAATGTAGTGTTTGATACAGAGACACTAGAACAAATAGGGACATGGAATGAAGAAGAAAAGCGAATTGAACCAGTTGAAGAAGACGAAGAATAAACGAATAAACGAATAAACGAATAAACGAAAAAAGGAGTAAAAATGAAAACAACATCTCATTTTTTAATTTGTATAAAAATTGGCGGACGCGGTGGGCGGAGGCAGTGGGCGGAGGCAGTGGGCGGACGCGGTGGGCGGAGGCAGTGGGCGGACGCAGTGGGCGGACGCGGTGGGCGGACGCAGTGGGCGGAGGCAGTGGGCGGACGCAGTGGTTAATACAGGAATTATAATAGATAATTAGTTGTGTATTTGAAATAAAATAAAAAATAAATAAATCTCTCTAAAAAATAAAATCAAGACATCACAAAGTATGAATAAACCATTACGTCCGTTAGTAAAACCTTTCCAAAGAAGTATTGATTGTCAGTGTATTTGAAATAAAATAAAAAAATAAATAAATCTCTCTAAAAAATAAAATCAAGACATCACAAAGTATGAATAAACCATTACGTCCGTTAGTAAAACCTTTCTAGATAATAAATAATGGTGTATTATAAAAAAAAAGTAGAGAGATAATATAATAATTTTACAACTGATTTATGGTTTCCCTACTCATTTCCGGTTTGTAGTAAAATCTGGTGCCGAAGTCTCGGGTGCGTTCTTTAAAGAAAGCGGAGGCGGGTGGGCGGAAGCAGTTGGCGTTGAGGAGATTGGCGAGTATAATGAAAGTATTTGAATGGTATAATATATATAAAATAATAATTAATCTCTCTTACTAAAATTTTCAACTCACTCAATAATATCAATCTTAACCACCTATTTATAACTATTTAAAAAAAAACGAAAGATAAATGTAAAAACCAAATATTTTTGCAAGGGATAAAAAAAATTGAAATGCTTTTCCCCCAAAAGATAATAGACAACCCCTAACACGACAAATTGAAGAATAAATCAAAAGCAAAGCAAACGAAATGGCATCCACGCCAACTTCCAATTATTCCAGTCCCCCCTCTCCTTCTCCCTCTCCCTCTCCCTCGACACACATTCCTCTTTACCGAACTCCTTCCCCACCACCCAGCACACAATCTACGCCCGAGTGGTGTAAGGACGATTCCCCCGAGGGTGGTCGGGTTTACACACCGGGTCTTTATGACGAGGACCGCGATAATGAAATCCCAGACATCACCGCCCTTCGCATAACCGACAACGAAGAAGAAGAAGAAGAAAACGTCTTCCGTACTCCTCCTCCAAACCACATACACACCAGTCCCCATTGTTGTCTCTTGTCTTCGCCTCCACCCCCACCCGCGATTCTGTTCAAAAACACGCAGACACAAACACAACCCACCACACAAACTCCCAGCAAATCCCAATCCAGCAACGAAAAACGACACAAAAAAATGGCAGACATTGCTATCAATAATGAACCAGAATCTGTGGCATTGACCTGGATGTTTATGGGGATATACGTGCGAAGGAGTTCTGTTGCCGAGACCTTACGAACCGGGTTTAATTTGAAACCTTCCCTGAAAGAAGTGTTTGAAATTCAATCAGAAATCGAAACCGAGTTCAAACAAACCATGCGTGGCTTGATTAAACACGGTTCGTATAATAGAGGCAGCGGAAGCAACTTATGTTTCATAAACTTCATGCGCGATATGATGGAAATCCCCGAATTGGCGATGACCCGGATGCGACGAGTTCTCGCAGAATGCAAATGTTGTGCACATCATCAGTCCCGTCGTCCTCTTTGCCAAGAAAAGAAACGCCAACCGGATTATGATATGTTCGCGCAACCGGAAAATGATTGCAAATGCTCCTGCCGTCATTTCACGCGCAAATTAGAAGAAGCATTGCTGGGCGAACAACCGCTGGAAGTCCAAGGGCAGTTGTGGGAGCGTTCGCTCTGAAATACAAAGAAAAAATTAGAATAGAAGAGAGAAAAACGAAATAAAGGCATAGTCCCAAACAGGTAAGTTTTTTTCTCTCTTTTTACCCTAAATTACACCTTTTTTTTTATCACTCATTTCCCGTTTCCCTACTCATTTCCCGTTTAGAGGCAAAACTCGCCGCCAACCTCGGGTGCTAACTTTAAAGCAAGCGGACGCGGGGAGGCGGAGGCAGTGGGTTGTCCAGGAGATTGGCGAGTACACATAAAAGTATTTGAATGATTATATATCCAAAAAATAAGAACAAAATCTCTCTTACTAAAATTTTCAACTCCCTCTATAACAATAATCTAAACTAACTCTTACCTAAAATAAGAACAATAGACTAATCACTTATTAAATAAAGACATAGTCCCACAAGGTAAGTTTTTCTTTCTCTCTTAATATTATTTTTATATGAATATATAATATGTGCTATAGCGTTGAAAGCAGTATACGCACAACATTGTTGTCGTTCATTTCAATAGTTTATTTATTAAGTTCCGGCATCCCACATTTTCAATGGATCGGTGTAACTTTAATTGGTTGGTGTGGAATGCAATTTGATGAACTGTTGTTATGGTTAACTAACCCACGTAAAGGATGCACGACATGGAATAAAATTATTACCATGTCCTTAATACCATTTACATTATTTTCGCAACCCATTTTTGCCTTATGGGGTGCATTATATGTTTTTCCCTGGAAAAAATTAACGCAACTAAAAAAGCAGTTAATGATATTTTATACAATTATGTGTGCTATAATTATTTATTTTGTACATTTTAATAACCCCGATAAAGTATGCACTACAGTAACAAAACAAAGTCATTTACATTGGGCAACTAGTAATTATGTAACTGAAAATAAATTATTCCCCTATATTTGGTTAATTATTATTGTTCTACCGCTTCTTATATTTTGGAAAAAAAGTTTTCTTTTAATTATTTTGATATGCATTTTACCTTTATTTGGATTTTTCTACGGAAGTAAAAAAACTGATTCACACGGTTCTATTTGGTGTTATTATACAAGTTATACCAGTGTAATAGCAGTGATTGCCCTATTTTTACAACAAAATAATATCTACCGTATTTTATAAAATAAAAAAGAGATGAAAATCTCTCTTTAATGTTTATTCCGTGTGGATAAAAATCCTTAACCTAACCTATCTAATTCTACTACTTATTGTTGTTCTTCGCGGAGATCCTCCGGACTAAACCCCCAATATTCAATCTTCTCCAAAATAGTATTAATCCTCTTGGCAACTCCTTCAACCGGATGTTCGGGGTATTCCAGCGCATCATGTGCCCGTTGCTTCACGTTAAACCGTAATTCACTATGCGAACAAAGCATCTGCATACCATCCACTTTCAAAAGACGACTGAAAATTCGGCACCAGACGTCTAATTGCATATCGGCGTTTCCTTTGACATTTTCGTTGGTAAGGAAACTCATCATATCCTTTATTTCCTTAGCAACATCGTTGTTTGATTTATTCAATATATCCATTATGTTGCTTGCTTATCTCGTTGACGTTGCTTGTGTTGGTTGCCTTATATATTTTTATTAAAAAGCATTTCAATTTTATGAGATGAAAACAAAAATTATAAAATTGAAATCCCTTTAATAAAATTTACCCCGAATCACACCAACTCTTCTAATAAAATGTCGTGTTCGCCAATCGCTGCTACTGCTACTGCCACTGCTGCTGCTACTGCTACTGCTGCCACTGCCGCTGAAATCGCCAAAAAGTGTATCGGTATAACCCAAAAAGGCAAAAAATGCAATCGAAACAGTAGCGTAAACCAACGCTGTAAAAAACATAACACTATGTATGAACGTGAAAATCCCCCCGAATCTAAAATGCTAGTGCCCTGTAATACACAAAACGCAAAATCAGCAATCCATATTTTTGAAAAGTGCCGCAATAAAGCGGATTATGCCTTTATGTTAATGTATGGCACCCGCAAAATATACAGTCCCTCATTTAATCTCAACAAGTTTATCACGGGTGGTTGTGCCGAAGAAGCATTATGCTTACTATTTAATCTTGAAGGATTTGATTGTAAGAATGTAGGATTAGAAAGAACCCTTGTTGATTTGACACTGAATGTAAATCTTGCACCATCATCAGACGCGCCATCAGACGCACCATCAGACGCAACAACACACAAGTTTGAAATAAGTTTGAAAAACAGTTCGTCAATAAATCAATCGCCCGTTCTAGAAAATTACCGCGGACAAAAAAATAAAGAAATCCGCCCACTGCCACCGACGTTCATTATTTATACAGAAGATAAACGCTTTCGGATAGTGTATTTAGACCACGACATTATTAAACAAGGATACCCTGAATTATCGGATGAAGAATTAAATGCCATCGTTTACAAGAATTCGGATTCCAATTTAGCATTCAAATCCAATTTCTTGCCCTCCTTTATTCCGCGGTTACCGAACGAGTATATCCTCAATGCAAATTTCCCTCAAGAAGAGGAATTAAAAAAATTTAAATTTGAAGACAAAAGCATCATTGTTGCTGGAATGAAAGAATCAAAAAGGCAGTTAGAAAAGAACGGTATCCCAACGCCCGATGGTTTCTTTCCCCCCACTTACTTTGATTAATAAAAACACCAAAAATAAAAACACCAAAAATAAAAACACCAAAAATAAAAAAGTCATCAATCCTTTTTTATTTTTATATAGACACTTTCTCTCACTTCGCCACCCACCCATACATCCTTAACGTTTCACGAATAACAAAATGCACCACATCCACATTCACAGCATTACCAAATTGTTTATAAGCAGTATGATCATTTTCAGGAAGAATAAAGGAATCCGGGAAAGACTGTAAACGGGCACATTCGCGTGGCGTAATATGTCTTTTTTCGCGTGCGTAAATAGGTGTTTGCACAATTGCTACCAATGTCGGAAAATAATGTGCCTTTTTAACGCGAATACCCGATTGACGGAGTTGAATAAAGTAGTTGAAAATACTATCATTTTCTTTTTTCTTTCCGACTTGCCACTCCAATTTCCCATAAATTTCTCTTTTTTTCAATAACGTTCCGTGCTTTTTATACCAAGCATCCCATACATCTTTATATTTTGTATACAATGGTTTATTCTTGGTAATATAATCTTGTTTCCAAGCAGGCAATGCATTAAATTCCAAAGGTGTATAATTAGTATAAAATTCATTACACATAATTGTTGGACTTAATGTTTCGCCGACTTCAAATACTTGTATCATTTCATTCCATGCCGAAAGCACTTGTTCCACTTCTTTGGAAATATGATATTTATCTAATCTTTCCTCTGATAAATTCTTTTCAAAAATCTTTGACGCGTCAATAACCGCATCCGCTGGTGGAGTAATAACAATCTGTTTCGCCGGATCGTGTAAATCCGCCCGAATACAAACGAAAATAACACGTTCGCGTTGCTGTGGGACACCTAATTGATGCGGACTAAGTGTATAATCAGTAACCACATACCCCGTCTCGGTAATGCGTTTCAAAATATGCCGATAGACCTCACCGTTATTAATTTTTTGGATATGCTTCACATTTTCTAGAAACATAAAGGACGGACGTCGTAATGTAGCAATCTGTAAAATATTTTCAAACAAATTTCCACGGGGGTCATCAAACCCCTTTTTCTTACCTGAATTACTGAAACTCTGACAAGGAAATCCGCCACACAAAATATCAAACTCGGGAATGCTTTCATTAATGGACACTTTTGTAATATCACCAGCGGGCAAAAGACCATAATTCGTTTCATATACCGTTCGACACGCTGCATCAATATCGCTTGCAAAAACACACTTCATCCCATCAAATTTCATAAGTGCTTGGTGAAACCCACCGATACCGCAAAAGAGGTCAATAAATTTATAT